ATTACGAGCCTGATGTTGTGCCTAATGGTGTGTTGCTGATCACGATAGGGGTCGATGTACAGGGCGGTGATGGTTCGTTGGGGCAGGGGTTACATATCCATGTGTGGGGAATGGGACGCGGTGAAGAGCGGTGGCACCTGGCGCAACATGTAATCGATTGCGATCCCGCCCGGAAGGGAGTGATTACCGAGATGCTGGATCCGTTCAGCACATCCACCTGGCGGCGTGAGGACGGCGCAGAACTACCAATGACAGCCGGTGCAGTGGATGATGGTGGCCACGCGAGTGAGGAGGTGAGGAGATTTTGTGCGGCGAATACAGGCCGCTGGATCGCGTGCAAGGGGCAGGGGGCGGAATTGTTCAGGAGGGGAACTACGCCGGTTGGATTCAAGAGCAAGCGCAAGGGGGGCGCACAGGCCAAAGATTTATATCTTTACAATGTTGGCTATGAGCCGAGCATCGTGCTGTGGAAGAACCGGTTGGGCGTGGAGCAACCGGGGCCTGGATATGTCCATTTGGGCCAGGGCACGAGTGACCAGACGCTGAGGGAGTTGTTCCCGTGGAAGCGGGTCAGGGTGCAGGGGCGGCTCACTAAGTCTGGCCTGCCTGTATATGAATGGGTCAGACCGGCGAGTGCAAGGGATGAAGCCGGGGACTGTGCCAGGCTGTCCTATGCGGCTTTTCAGTATGTTTGCACGCTGAACAACCCACGCCATTTGTGGGATCGTTTGGAGGCTCGTGCGCTGGCGAGCAGGCCGGGAGCCACCCCACCACCACCTGTGCCACAGCAGGCAAGCGGTGCGGCGAGCGACTGGCTAAATCGCGGTGGCCTTGCGAATCGCCGAAAAAACTGGCTAAAGTAAGATGATGGCTTAAGATTGTGCTATGGCCTACACCCTTCAGCAGTTACAGGAGCTTCAGAACGCTAAGGCTGAGGGAGTGTTGCGGGTAAAGTTTGTGGATGGCCAGGAGATGGTTTTCAGGAGCTTGGATGAGATGAACAGAATTCAAGCCGAGATGGAGAAAGAACTATATCCAGAAACTAGCAGAATAAGAAGAACAATCTTCACGTATCAGGGTTACTAAGATGAGCAAAAAAAACAAAAAAAAATCAAAGGTAATTATTTATCCCAAAGCAGCATTTGAGGCTGCGCGAGATTCTAGACGAACAGAAAACTGGTTTTCACCCGATAGTGGACCGAATAGTGGGCTGCGGCATGACTGGCGCTGGCTGGTGAAGCGCCATCAGGATTTGGCAGACAATGAGCCATTAGCAAAAAGGGCGGTTGGCGTAATTGTCAACAACTGGGTTGGCGATGGTGTTATATCAACACCAGCAAACGCGACAAAGCGATATAAAAACGCACATACTGATTGGGCCCGTTCGGTGGAGTCTGATTTCTATGAGCTGCAGAATTCTTACGGGGTGCAATCTTTAGGCGCTAGAACTTGTGCGGTGCGTGGTGCGTATTTATTGCGCAAACGAATTAAGCCTGAGCTATACGAGAAATATGGTTTTGTTCCGTTACAGCTTCAGCTTCTTGAAGCGGAATGGCTGGATACGACAAAAGATAATGGAGTGAATATAATCTTTGGGCAGCAATTTGATGATAACGGCAGATTACAAGGTTACTGGATCAGGAATAATCATCCTAATGAGTCTATGCTCTGGTCTGGGGCGAGGATACAATCTACCTTTGTTGATAAGAATGACATCACTTTAGTATTTGATTGCTTGCGGCCTGGCCAGCGGATGGGGATTCCGTTCGGCACCGCCGCAATTCTGACGTTGCGCGATATGGGCGACACCAGGGAGGCGCAACTTCTGAAAGACAAGCTCACCGCTTGTTTTTTTGGCGTCACCAGTGGGGAAGATCCAAACCCGCCGAACGGTCAAGAAGTGCAATACGGTCAAATGTTCGACACCATCACCCCTGGAGCTGTTGAGCATTTACCACCAGGGCGGACGTTTAATGCCTTTAATCCACCGGGCTCAGGCGATTTCGTTGCGACTCGCAAAAGCTACGCGCATGATGTAGCAGCGGCGTATGAAATTACGTATGAAAGTTTAACGGGTGATCTATCGGATGTAAATTTTTCTAGCTTTCGTGGTGGATGGCTTGAGTTTCACAGGCGGATAGCACATCTTCGGTGGAATCTTTTCATTCCACGCCATTGCGCAACGGTGTGTCGCTGGCATGACGAACTAGCGCAGATCGCTGGGTTGCTGCGGGCTCCAGTGCGGTGGACGCATACGCCACCAAGGCGGGAGATGATTGATCCGACAAAAGAAATTCCGGCGCTGATTGCTGCAATAAAGGGAGGCCTGATGAGCCTGAGCGAAGCGAAGAGAAGCCTTGGCTATATCCCTGAGGAGGTTACGCAAGAGCTGCAGAAGGACATCCAGGAGGCGAGAGATGCGGGGCTGCGGCTGTCCTGCGATGGTGCCACGGATGCCCCAGGAGCATTGCCGCAAGCCGTAGAATCTGACGAAGACAACAAAGATCAACAGGAGTGACCTATGCAACAACCGAAGGGATTGGAGGTGCTGGCCCGCGCCAACAGCGTCACGCTGAGGCTGTATGGTGATGTTGGGCTTGACATTTTAGCCAGCGAAACGGCTAAAGCGCTGGAAGGTGCGCAGGGCAAACCTGTTGCGGTGCACATTTTTAGCTATGGCGGTAGCGCTGGTGAAGCGCTTGCTATTTACAATATCTTGAAGGCGCATAAGGGAAGCGTAGAGACTCTCATTGATGGGATCGCGGCGTCAGCTGGTGGGTTGATTTTCATGGCGGGCGATAAAAGGAAGATCCCTAGTAACAGCCTCCTGCACCTTCATTCCGTATGGGGTAGTGCTTCGGGGCCAGCGGAGGAGATGCGGAGCAAGGCTGAGATGTTTGAAGTCCACAGCACTAGCTATCGAGACATCTACGCGAGCACTAGCGGCCAGTCAGTTGAGCAGATTGATGAATGGATGAAGGCGTCGGGCGGGTCTGGGACGTGGTTCACGGCGGCGGAGGCTGAAGCTGCGGGGTTTGCGACAGAGCTGACCGATGCCGTGGAGATCTCCGCGTCAACGCGGGCGGATGTGGTAGCACGTTTCCCGGTTGTGGCGTCATTGATTGGCAACTCTGGTCACAAAACGTTTATAGTTGAGCCACCAGACAATCAGGAGGCCATGGCCACTTCCGCCAATGCCGCAGAAGCGGCCACCGTGGACCCCACGGTTACACCCCAAACCATCGCCGCCCCCCAGGCTGCTGTGTCCGCTCCTGCGGCTGCCGCGTCTGATCCGAGGGCTGAGATCGAAGCGCTGAAGCGCGAAAACAACATCCGCGCCTGTGCGGCCCACACCAAGATTGCTCCTGAAAAGATTGAGGAGCTGATCGCCAGCGGCAAACCGTTTGAGAAGTGCGCGGCTGAAATCATTCAGCTTCACGCGGCTGCCACCACCGAAGCGCCAAACGCATCGAAGGCGGGCCACCCTGCCCAGATGAACATCTTGCGTGATCAGGGCGATAAGCTGATGGAGGGCATCCAGGATGCCATCTGGGCGAAAATCAAACCTTCCAGCGAGCCGACTGAAGCGGCCCGACCCTACAAAGGCCTACGGGCGATGGAGATCATCCGTCTTTATGCGGACTCTCGCGGCATTAACACATTAGGCCGATCGCCACATGAGCTGATCCCGATGGCGTTGCACGTCTCGGATGATCTGCCAAACGTTTTTGGCACGGCTGCTAACCGCAGCATGATGACTGGCTACGCCGAGGAGGTGCATCGGTGGGAGGCATACTGCCGCCGTAGAGATCTTACCGATTTCCGCCCAACCAATGATGTGTTTGTTACCGGAAGTCTCGACTTGATTAAAGTGAATCAAGGAGAGCAATCGGATAAGACGAAAATCGATGCCCGGATGGAAGGGAGCGAGTATCAAATGGCTACCGTCAGTGACGGTAAAACGTCCTGGCGGTTGGACAAGTTTACTCGGGGCCTTCGGATTTCTGAAGAGGCATTGATCAACGATGATCTATCCGCTCTTGATGGATTGCCTGAAATGTTTGGACGCGGCGCGAGACGTGTCCAAGCTAATACTATTTACGGGCTAATCACTGGCAACTCAGTGGTAAGCATGGATAATCAGGTTCTTTTCCATGCCAGTCACAACAATACAGGAGCAGGCCTTCTGAATATTGAAGGCCTAAATACTGGATTCCTTAAGTTTGCCACCCAGAAAGACAACTCCGGGAATCCATTGGAACTTGAGCCTGACTTCCTGCTGGCTCCGGCTGCATTGCGCGGCACGGGTCTTCAGGTGATTGGTTCCATGGATTATGTGCCAAATCAACTCAGCGGCAACGCCGGACCAAATCCCTATGCTGGCGCACTTCAGCCGATCTACTCTAGTCGGCTTGATTCCACCAGCACCACACAGTGGTATTTGATCGCTGGCCCCAGCAAGGTTGAGGGCATTACCTATGGATTTCTCCAGGGTGAAAGCGGCCCAAGCTTGACGACAACCGCCAAGCGTAGTCCTGACTGCCTTGAGTTTCTGTGCCGGATGTATTTCGGCGCAACGATCAAAGATTGGCGGTTCATCTATCGCGCTTCAGGCGTGGCTTGATTTGTTTATTTGCTAACCAACCTTAACCAAGGCCAACCCCAATGAAAAATGAAATCCTGCAAAATGCAGACACCATTCAGCTTACTGCCCCCTATGCGCTGGATCCGGGTAATGGTGCGTTGATTGGCGCAACCTTTGCTGTTTCCTTGGCGAAACTGGCAAACGGGGAAATCGGCCAGTTTCGACGGAAAGGGATGTTTTCCTTCCCCAAGGCGACCACTGCTGGAACTGGCGGTGCACAAGGTGCACTTGCTTATTGGAACAACACCGCCAAATCGGTGACGGCTTCCGCATCTGGGAACACGTTAATCGGTTTTTTCGCGGCTACCTGCACCGATGCCGCCACCACTTGTGAGGTGGTAATCGGCTAATGAGCTGGGCCACCCTGCGAGTGAAAGCTAATCGTGTGGCCCTTGACCGGCTGGGCTCCGTCAGTATTACATCTGATGGGGCCTCAAGCCGTGGGTTTAATGGTGAAGAGTCTCAAATCCAGATGGGGGAGACTTTTATAGCGTTTGATCGAATGATCACGGCTGAGGCGAACTTGTTCCGATCGTTGGGCTATGGCGATCGGGTAACAGTGGACGGGAGTCTTTACTCCGTGGTGCATGAGCCGTTGGTTTTTGGGGATGGGACATGGTGTCGAATCCCACTACAACTGGTGCCCACGCCTGTGGTGGTACGTGCGCGGCGCTGGCTGACCACGTTGGATGGTCAGGTGAGAGTAACCCTGGCGGGCCAGGGCATGACAACGTTGCCTTACTGAGATGACCCAGTTAAATCCTGTCTACACCTATCAGCTGCCGGCAGCGCAAACGCTGTTGGGAGATGAACGGCTGGTGGTGGATCAGGCGGTGGGGGCACCGTTAGCAGCGACGGCATTGGTGGCGGGCACGGCCTATCAAATCGTGGTGGTTGGCACCACGAACTGGGCAGGGATTGGTGCCGCTACGGCTGCGGTGGGTGAGCAGTTTGTGGCGACTGGCGCTGGTACTGGCACGGGTACTGCGAGGGTGGCGGAGACGCGGGAGACGACTGTTCAGGCCATTGCGGACCTGGCGGCTGGTGGTGCCACGGATCTGGGCTATGACCAAGCCACCAGGACGCTGAGCAGCTCCACGGGGGGAGATGTGGCGCTCCCCCTGGCAACGTCGACGTTGGCGGGTTTGCTGTCTGCTGGTGATCAGGCGAAGCTCGCGGCATTGCTGCTGACGGGGGGGAGCACGGGCCATGTGCTGGCTCTGTTCGGGGATGGCCTGTGGAAGCCGAAGAGTTTGACCGCCGCCGATGTAGGCGCGGACAGTTCAGGCGCGGCTGCAGCGGCGATTGCTGCCCACCTGTCGGCCGCTGATCCCCACCCCAGCTACGCCACCGCAGCGGAGGCCGCTGCTGCGGCCCCGGTGCAGACGGTGGCGCTGTCGCTGCCGAGCGGGTGGACGACATCCGCGACCAACTCGGCGGGCAACGTGGTGCTGACGCTGGGGCTCCCTGCTGGCTCCTCTCTGGTTTCCGCATCAGATCGAACAGGTTGGGATGCAGCGGCCGCCTTGGCGGGAACGGCGATACAGGGCACGGATCCTCGACTGACGGATGCGCGGGAATGGAGCGCGGCGACGATCAGTCAGGCGGATGCCGAGGGAGGAACGGCGACGGATCGGCGGGCGTTTACAGCGCAACGGGTGCGTCAGGCCATTGTGGCGTGGTGGCAGGGGATCACATCGTCTCTCGGGCGATCGTTGGTGGGTGCGACTGATGCCCCAACGGCCAGGGGATTGATCAGCGCGGCAGCATCGGGCGCTGTGGGCTCCAGCGGCCTGACGATGACATCGGCCAGGTTGCTGGGTAGGGGCACGGCAGGAACTGGCGCGGTGGAGGAGATCCAGTTAGGCGCAAACCTAAGCCTAACTGCCGGAGTGCTCTCGGCCTCTGTCACCGGGGGCGGGGGTGGGACCGTGACTTCCGTGGGCCTCTCGGTCCCCACTGGGTTTACAACTAGCGGCCCGGTCACCACATCGGGAAATATCGAACTGTTGTTTCTGCCCGGATATTCCCTGCCGACGACAGCAAAACAGGCTGATTGGGACACAGCATTCTCCGAGCGTTTGCGCTGGGATGGTGGCGCTACGGGGCTTAATGCCGCGACCGGTCGCACATCCCTGGCGCTGGGCACTGCAGCGCAAGCGGCAACCACTGATTTCGCCACGGCGGCCCAAGGTGCGTTGGCCGCTACTGCCCTTCAGCCGTCATCGTTAGCCTCCCCCCCGGCGATCGGAAATACGACACCAGCGGCGGGAACGTTTACCGCACTGGTGGCGACAGCATCACTGCTGTTCCCTGGCGCGGCACCATCCACACCAGCGGCGGGATATGTTTACAGAAGCGGCGACAACATTGTCTACCTTGATTCTACAACTACTCTGCGCACTGTACTAAATAGCGCGGGAAATCTTGCTAACCTATCAAGCCCTACAATTGCCAGGGCGAACCTCGGCATCCTGACATCACAGGGCTTTTACCTTGGCGGGCGGACAGAAAACCTCACGGCACGGGTTCTGGATACTAAGCGCTGGTCGGTTGCCGTTACGGTCACCAGTCTGCCGCTGTGGACAATTGTCACGGCTCCTACGGGAAGCTCTGCCCAGTTTGATATAAGAGTTAATGGGACGAGTATTTATTCTGTGCTACCTACGATTGGAGCCGGAGCAACTGATTCATCCGGCACTGCTGGCACATTCTCAACAGCGTTTGCCGCTAATCCGGTCATATCGGCATTGGCTACAGTGACCTTTCATTGTATCCAACCTGGCGCCACGATTGCAGGGGCTGGTTTGGATGTGTTGATTGAGGGCCAGCGATGAGCACAGCGATCTGGTGGCAACCGCCGATTACGGCAGCGGGGGCAACATTATGGACGCCGGCCAATGGTTCAACGTTGCCGATCAACTGGGTTGATCTGTCAGATACTGCAACGTTGACTACATCTGGCAGCGCGTTGATCTCTGCTGGTAATAAAGGTACGTTCGGGGGAAGCTTTTCGGCGCCAGCAACAACTAACAGGCCAACTATACAGGAAAATACAATTGGCACTCTAAGGGGTGCATCTTTCGCCACTGATGATATTCTAACGTTGATTCGTGGATTATCAACTACGTTTACAGCTCAATCTACTTTTTTGGTGTTTAGGCTTGGCTCCACGTCTGCCGGTAGTGCGCGTTTTGTTAGCCAATCGCTGGGCACGAATGCGGATACACCAAA